ACACTTTCGTGAAGGGGCGAACGAACTCTCTACCAAGAGTTGCTAAGGAAAGCGTGAGGACCGAGCTAAGGTTGTCTCACGCTTTTTAGTATAGTCGACATTTCAAAGAGATGTCAATGCCTTTGACGCTATCAAGCATCATTCGATAGGCCGTTTGTTGCGGAATGTCGTCTTGCCCATTCAAGGGCGCGAGCACGTACATCGTCATCAATTGATGCATTAACAATTCCTCGTCCAGCATCAGGCGCGATTTCAGTTTGCACGCTGGTGGGCTTTTCTTCGGCAGGTTGCTCATCGCTTGGCACAGTCGGTTCGGTTTCTCGTACGGCTCCCGGTGGCAGTCCGATGTGCTTGGTTGTTGCGACGGTGAGGCCAACGTTTGCAATGGCCAGAATGCCAATTGCAATATCAGCACAAGTTTGCATATCAATCCCGAAGTCATAGCCGAATGCCTTTCCCAACTGCACAATAGCGAACAGCAATGCTGCAATGGCATTTGCCGAGATTTGATGTAGCTTCCACTTCGCAGGGTCTGCAACGGACTTACCTGCTTCAAAGACTGAATACAACGCTTTCAATTTATCCCACATGATTTTTCCTCAACTCTTCTAGAGTGTGCCCCGCTTCTTGCAGATGGGCGTACTCTTTGAAAGAAGCCCAGTCTCCGGCGTATTCCAGTCCCAAACTCTTCCCAATCTCCCCACACTTTACGAACGTCTTGATGTCATTCCACACAGCTTTGCCGCCTACAATCGGGCAGAAGTCGAACGCAATGCGATAGTTGTGGTATGAATAGCCAGCTTTTGCATTCGTCACAATCGGACCCTTCGTTGTCCGTCCTTGCGCGTACAAAGCGTTCTGACTCTCAAAATCCCTGTACGTCGATGTAATGATCACATCAATGCCGTGCTCTTTACATTTTTGAATGAACTGTTCACACTTAACTTTCATAGCTGGTGTGAGGTCATCCAATGATCTGCTGTTTATCATTTAGTGCTCCTTCTGGTCGATCATCTTATTAAGACGTTCCTCTAGCCGATCAAGTCGCATGTCAAGCTTGGTGCCATACGCCTCAAAAGCTTTATTGATGTCTCGCAGAGCTTCTTTCAGTTCTGTACTAGATGCATAGGTTTCGGCCACATGTACTTTGTACGTGGCAAGGTCGTTCTCCACCTTCTCCGCTTTCTTTTTTGTCTCTGTAAGATTTGCCCACAGCACGGCGCACAGAGCACCCAGTAGCGCTTGCACTGGCCCCAACAACATGTTAAAATCCATATTAATCTCTTTCTACAAATTGTAAGGAGTAACCTTTTGCAAGAGCATTCTTAGCCACTGCCGATGGCGTACAATGCCCTCCAAGATCAAGTCCCGAAAGACGACGCATTGCAATGGTGATCTCTGCACAAAACCAGTTTTCCGACCCGCCTATTTCTATAAGGTCGAAGTAGCCTTCAACAGCCTCTAGCTTAGAATAAGGCTTTCCGATTTGAGAAAGTCCGTACTCTTCTTCTAGTGGAGTCATAGGCTTATCTGCCACAGACACCCAGTAAAACCCTTGTGTGGCATACTTCTCAAGACTGCTAACCGTGACAGCAGGTACAACAGACTCGATTGTGCACGGCTCTCCGTTGTGGAGGTAGGCAACACACACATGACTAAATTCCGATTCTGTGGCTATACGAACGACCTGACTTTCGATATCAGATAGCGTATTCCACTCTCGATGCGAAACAAAAATCAAATCACCACTTCGACAGACCTCTTTAAACTCAGAATATTTCATAGGGCACCCTTATTAGATTTCTTCCACATCTAGCTTAGCAGCCATAAAATTGAAGTACGGCGTCAGCATCGCAGTGTTCGTAGACAACCTCCCGTACAACATGTGAGCCTGCTCTTTCTTGGCATCTGGGCTGTTTGGGAAGAGACTCAGGAACACAGGCTTAACCATGCCATTGTTGTACAAGATAGACCACAAAGCTGCCCTATCATTAGCATCCAAAGATGGCATAGAAATAGATTGCTTGCGGAATCTTGGCTTCACCGTAACACGCATATCCCCACTGTATGTGCGGGACTGCTCGCTCATGTCATTCATTGTCATTGTTGTGTTACCCTGCTCCGCCCCAACTACAGATTCCCAATAGTTTCCGATGATAAGTCGTGCAGCTTCTACATACCCTTGAGCATTGCCTGCGTCAGAAATAGTGATAACAATCTTTTGCGCTGTTACGCGCTGAGCAAACCAGCAGCGGGCATAAATCCCACCGCCATACGCAAAATAATTGACACCTCTATTAGTTGCCACTCCGCCGTTTGACGCCGTTATAGATGTAGAGTACACTGGTGTTGTGTCTCCACTATTTGTGTAAGCATCCACTGAGATAGTGCCGTTGTCTGTACAGTTAGTGAATGCAAACATAACCCCACCTACGAGTTCCTGAGAAGGCCAAGAGGCTGTGATCGTGAGGGAGGTTGTGGTAGACCTGCAAATATCCGACTTTAAATCTGTTGTAAGCTTAGTTACATCAAGTCCTGTAGCTGTTGCTGTGGAAGAAAGGGTTGCCCTATCTGCCGCATTGTCATAGATAACTCTAAGGTTTGCCATGATACCCTTTCAAAAATGAGCTAATAAAATCCTTAAAAGATTGTATCACGGCAAACACTTATTGTCAAAACAGCTTACATCGTTTCGATAACATTCTTGGCTGTGTTAATCACAAATGCACGATAAGATTCCCAAGTATCGTCCGTGATAAGATTTGCTTTTAACAGGTTGGCTTTGTAAAGCGTAGACAAAGTGATTGCATCTTGAATTACAAGGGGGAAGTCAGGGTGGCTTGCAATTGCAGCATCATTCCAAGCTTGTGCGGCCTCTTCTTCTGTACATTCTGGATTAGCTTTGATGAAGTCTATTGCAGCACTTTTAGCAGCAAACCTCTCCGATTCCACCAACTGCGTGATAATGGATTTAGGGCCGTAGTCCGCTGTGATTCCCGGTCCTGCACCAGCTTCCAGTGCAATCAGTTCATCTTGAGCAGAGGCCAGCGAGATTTGAGCATCACTGTTTACGCTGTTGAGGCGTTGCACCAGAGAAGCTGTAGCATTCATAGAGCCTTGCAAACCGGCGATTCTCTGTCGAAGCTCTTGACGCCTAGCTTCATTTGCCAGTGCAGTTTGTACATCGGTATTAGTCATTTTGATTCCTTATTAGAAAGATGCTTTCGTGTTATGGCACAACAGGCCACCAGCGAAATACGTACCCGCGCCTTCGACACGGAAGCTAACTACTTGGCCTTCTCCAACAGCAAGGACAGACTCTACAATGCTTTCTTCCAAGCCAAGGATTTGATCACCCCCACGAAGATTTTGCACTGTAACCCAACCACGTTCCGCTACTGCGAATCGGTGATTTTCACTCCATTCGGTAGCCGCGCCGTTAGTGAGTTTGACGCGATAGCGTTGTGCCCAAATTGTTGTCAAATCCCGTACAGTGCCGCCTTGTGGCAGGACTTGCATATTATTGTCATTGACAGCAGCAAGCCTTGCGCCGTTATGGAGATCGGCCGCATTGATTTCTTTACCATTCAATAGCCTCACTTTAACCCAAGGCGCCGGGCAAGCACCTCCAGATGCGCCGGAACCCCCACCAGAAGAGCCTGCCACGCCGGTGATTGTTCCGCCAGGGCAGATGATGTTGTTCTTGTATGTGGTAGTAGTACTGGATGTACTAGCGCCAGCAGTAGATGTAGTGGGACCAAAGTCCTTGCTTGCAGACCACCCATATGTGTTAGCCACCCTGACCCGTAAGTAGCCACAATAAACCCCATAAGTACCACCTGCTCCTACAGAACCGTGCAAAATGTTCGGCGATTGACCTGAAAGGTTCGGATTGGCTGAGGGGGGTGTCGGACTATACCATAACGCATTGCCGTCGAATAGGAAACTCGTTGTGAACGATCCTCGGGAGACACCATCTGCCCCTGTTGATCCGCTATACGTTCTTGATGGGCAGGATTGATAAATTTCAGTAAATGGGGATGTGTCATTAGGCTTCGCAAAAAATTGAACATGAATTTGTTGCATAGCATCTAAATTGTCCGTATTACTAGAGTAGGATGTCGGCGTTAAGGCGAAGCCGTAGAAAACACTGTGCATACCAGTACCACTTCCCGGGAGACCTCCGATGTTTGTTTGTGTGTTATCTGAAGTGTAGTACTCAATAATCGACATCTTTGGAGTGATGGACAAGCAATTAATATCTGGCGCACCGCCCCTTGTCGTAGCGTCGTTATTGCCTCGCCAGATGATCCTGTTCGACGTGACACTGCCATCAATACCCTGCACAAGTCGGAACCAATAATCGTTGAGGACAAGAGTGCCGATCTGGAAAGAATTCTTCTCAACCTTCAAAGCAGTTCCAGTCGAAGAAAGCTTCGCACCCGCAGTAGGATTACCACTACCATCTTCTGCATAATTGGTCGTGCGCAGATCGGAAATGTGCACCGAGTTGATGGCTTGGTTGGCGATCAGAGTAGAAGAGTTGAAACTCGTAATCTGGCCGTTAACGTTCGTACCAAGTGTTGCTCCTACTGTGGCGTTATCTGCCGGCTTGCCGGAACCGGTGACACCGCTCCACGTAGCCGTAGCAGCTGCTGTAGCAGCAAGGGCGTTGACAAGCGCCTGTTTAGCGGTGTAATAATCAGTAAACTTACTGCGGAATGTTGGACCGTCGATGGCTGTATCCACGGCTGTGTTATTCCATGCAGGCGATAAACCCAGCAAATACGTAGACAGGGCAGCTTTTTTATTGTCGTAATCTGTACGCGATACAGTCAGAGAGTCGGCCTTGGCGTCCAGATCGTAGCTTTCCGCGTCGATGGTATTCCATTCTTTGATAAGAGCGGATTTCTCACCCTTCGACAGCACGTTGTCAGCACTGATGCTATAGATCGAGGTTGCTTCCTCCAATCGGATATCCATCGCGCCTTGCCCGACAGCAGACGTACCGGAGGCGTACTGAAACCACACCCCGATAACCATCGTTCGTGCGTCTGATGGGATCGGCTTGGAGGTGTTTGCCCCAAAGTAATCGCCATAACGGGTCCAAGTCGTAGCCGGAAGGCCCCCGAAGGTGTATCCGGATTGTGAACCTCCCCAGCTAGTGCTGAGCCAAGTTCCCTGATAGTCGTAAAAATCTACGAACAGGTAGATATTGCGGTTGTTGGCTGAGGTGGCGGCGAACAACAGGGCGTTCAGGTTGTAGGTCTTGGCTGCGTCCACGGCCACTGCCCGCACTGCCCTTACCTTCTGGTCAGTGCCGGAGGAGCAGGTGAAGAACTTCGTCCCGGAACCCCCACCAAGGCCTCCAGTTGCGGCAATGCTGATGTTCGGTCCGACGATGTTCCACGAGTTCGGATTTTCCAGATTTGGGTCATCATTCAGGGCACTACCCTTGCTGGGCGATGTGAAGTTGGCGTTGTCCTCTGGCCTACCTGTGCCGGTTACGCTATTCCAAATTGCCGTCGTGGCAGCGGAGTTAATGGCTGTGCTAACCTGACTAGTTTGCGAACTCAGTGCCACACCCGCTTGCAAAATGATGTTACCACTGCCGTCTTGGATTGTGGCAGACTTCATAGTAACACCACCACCAGCGTCTACCGAGAAATTCCCGTTCGCAGAGCTAATGGTCCCACTTACAGTCAAGTTGCCAGTGTTCGTTGTAATGGCGTTGAGGCTCCCCACTTTCAACGAAGACCAATAAGGAATCGACCACGTTACTTTGTCAGTTGTGGGATCATAAATACCATCGGACTGATACAAATATTGTCCAGATGTTAGAGATGGTACTGCGCTGCTCCACGTTCCAGTGATGCCCCCATCATTTGTAGCAGGCAGGCTTGTCTTACCAGTTGTCTGTGCAGGGGCTGTTGTAGTGGTTGCTGTGGACGAAGCGCAGTATGCTGTAACATACGACGCACCTTGTTGCCCTGTGCTGCCAGCATATCCTACGGACGAAACAGAAGAGGATGTCCAAGTAAAACTTGTTTGTGTAACAGTGGCAGCATCTGTAAGATAAACTTTAGCAGCCCAAAGTGTCATGCCCGGTGTTGGCGATGTTCCTGCTGTTGCAGACCAACCAGAGGGGATAGAACTAATTGCCCCGCCACTCCAAGTGTATGTTGCTGTACCGGAAGGGCTCGCAGGAATACTTGCAGCCCATTGATAAACTGTGGCTGTGGCACTCTGAACTCCGCTAGCACCTTGGGGGCCAGTGGCGCCGTTCTTAGTCCATGCTTGAACAGTTGCATTTGTATAGCTCACAGAGCTTGACGTAGTTCCGGATGTAGCCACAATTTGAATGATGGCTACAAAAAGGTTAAGGTTTGCAGTGCCGGGATTTGTAGGGACAGCAGTGCTCCACCCGTCATTTGTCACGTATCCGGTGTTGGCACCAGTGGACCAATTGTAATTGGATGTGCCTGTCGGATTTGCGGGAACAGAAGCAGCCCATTGGTAAAGATAAGCCGTGGCGTATTGATTAGCCGGTGTACCAGCAGAACCTGTCCTAGACTTCGCAAGATTCACTGTTAGCGGAATCGTAACTCCGTTATAAACTGCTTGCAGAACAGCGCTCGCCGTATCTGCCGTCATTGCTGTGATGCTGTAAACACCGGAAGAATTAATAGTGGCTGTGCAATTAGTCTGAGAAACAACGGAATATGTTACGCTCGCACCCGTTTTATCTGTGATGCCATCGTACACTTTGAATGTACCAGTGGCAGATGCATAGCTTACCACTGTACCGTCGTTTGCTGCGGCAAGTGTGATAGACTGGTTAGTCAAGAAACCGCTGACAGAATTTGTGCCACCCGTCACTTGCACAAGCGTCATCTCGTCCGTATAGACACTGCCATTAATCGTAGCCTGTACGCGGAAGTTACGAGACGAGCTAAAATCTCCAGATGCAACTTCGTAGGTGGCTGATGTAGCACCGCTGATGTTGCTCCACGTAGAGCCTGTCCAATACTGCCATTGATAATCGGTAGCATTGTTTCCGTAAGGTGTGGCATTCAGGATAATAGACGATGGAGAGAATGCGCTAGTCGCTGTTGTGCGACTAAATACTTGCCCCCCGAATGTAGAAATTTCAACCCAGCTCGCAGAAGAACCAGATTGACCAGCAGAACCATCTACAACCTTAGACAAAGTGGTACTAGCGGTGTATGTCGTCCCGTTCCGAGTTACACTTGCAGTAATCGTTGCAGTGCTTCCCGGCATCCCGTTATAAGCCACTGTTGCGGTGTTATTGCCATTGTCAGTGATGGTTGCTCCGGTCGCAGTGAACGAAGCTGTACCAATAATGTTGAGGAGGTGGGCAGTAACAGTAATGTAGGAGGGAGTGGTTGTCCCAGTTGCACTTACGTGGAATGTCGGAGAATCACTCGTAATTAAAATTGTTGCATCTTGAGAGTTTACGTCTCGCTGAGATATTCCCAGCAAGAGCACATCCCTATCATTCATTACTGTTGCCATTGTATTCCTTTAAATTAAAACTTCCACCATGATAGTGCCATTGAACCAATTAGGGCTCAGGGACACCACCACGCCATTTTTACCGTTCGACAGACCATAACGAGGATGCACCAAAGTGACTGCGCAACCCAGCGTCAGGGAGTTGATCAGATCAGACGTTCCTGTGAATTGGAACACATTCCGTGGAGTGCTCCACAAAGCAACACGCCTGTCAGCCTCCGCTGCCGCATCTACTCTACGTAAGAACATTGTGTCAGTTCTGGGTGGGGCTGCGTTAAGCTTGTAGTCTGTCTTGGCTGTTGCATTTGTTGATGTTGTTGTCAACCACTCTTGTGCAAAAAGCTTCTTGTGTTCATCCGGAATGCTCGTAAGTAGATTATCCTGCACAGTGTAGTTTTTGTCAAATCCTAGCTTAATCGATGCTTGTACAAGTGGCCTGCTGCTGATTTTAAGACTGCCAACAATAATCTGAGTTGTGTCAATTCTTACAGGAGTTCCAGTACCTGCAATATTTACTTGAATAAGACGAAGCAAACCCGAACGAGATGTCACCAAACGTGCATCAACACTCTTGGCCAATTCCTGACAAGTGGTTAGAACGTTATCTCCACTCTCCAAAAACACCCCAACTGGTTGTGGACACGTTGTATCAAATGCAGAGAAGTTAGTAAGATCAATATCTGCATCTGTGTACCGCGACGTGGCTGTGCCGAACTTGGTTGCCATTCGACGGATAACACCAGCAATAGTATTTACATATGTTGTGTTCTTATCGCCTTGCACAGAAGCTGTAATCGTGCCAGCCGACGAATGAGACAAGGTGAACGTGCCATCAGACAAACTTTTCGTAATAGCTACAGGAATACCATTGTCCCGCACTTCGATGATATCTTCGATTGGGCCATTGTGCACTTGATACTTAAGCTGTGTTGCATCCAGAAGTTCAGGAGTGACGTTGTGCACCTCGCCGAATGCAAGTTTGAATAAGTTATCCTTGTTCGTCGGTGCAGGTACGGTTGTGTTGACATCTCCAATCTTCTGTTCTGTAGCCGGGGTGTTCAACCTCTGAAGCTTGTCAAGAATCGTAAGCGTAAGAGTTTTCTCATCCTTGCTATCAATAGTGGCAACAATGCCATTGAAGATCATCTGAAAATCAGACCGCTGCCAACTAGGATCACCAATCCATGCCACAATGGATCGATTATCCCACACATCATTAAGCCAACTATCTCGCTCGCCGTTATTGTTAGCAATCTCAAGATCGCCACCAGACAACCCGCCTGTACCTTCAACATCCAGCTTTTCTGTGTATTGCAAACCGGATGTTAGTACAGGAAGATATTGCTGGTTCGCTGGGGTGTCTGTAGGGGCCGTCACATAAACCCCTGTGGAAAGGTAACGGGTTGTTTCCACCCCGCCACTCTTCACATTCACCTCAACCAACACAATACGAGGAGCGGCAGGATTTTTAAGCCATGCCGCAAAATCAATCATATTACCTCTCTACAATTTTATAAGTGCTTCCAACTTTAGTTGATGCAATTGCACCAGTAGTCCCGCTCACAATCTTGTTAGCAGCATTGTCTTGAGAATCGTACACTGCACCCACAAGCTTGTTAGTCGTGGATTGGTTAGACTCCTCGATGGTTACCTTCAAGTCGTTAATAGCTGCGACAACTTCGGCATGCACAGCAGACTGTGTACCTGTTGAAACTGTTGCTGTCACAGGCGTCACTGCCTGAGTACTACCAGTGCTTCCAATCGGCTTAATTTCACCTTTAGCTTCAGGGCTGTTGGCAATTGCATTAGCAATGTCCGTCATCGAAACACCGTCTTTCACCTTATCCAACCAGAATTGCATACCTGCTGCATCCGAGGCGCGGTGAAGAATATCTCCATACAGTTTTTCAATTGCTGACTGCGCATTGCTTGCTGCTTGATTCGCTACTTTGTCTCCTTGCGGAGTGCCTTTCAACGCAGTGATGAGATTGGCGATAGCTTGAGAAACAGTAAGCAAGCTGTCATTAACATCAATCAAACCTTCCACTTGTTTGTTCAAAGCATCCAACGTAGCTTGCGCAACATTCACTTGTTTCTGAGCCCATTCAGTTGCTTGCTGCGTCACTTTCTGTGCGTACACGAAGTCTTTCTGGTATTGCGCACCTGATGCATTAGCTACTTTAGAAGCCTCAAGGAAGGCTGTGTAAGCTGCCTCAAACTGCCCTTGTGCATCTTTATCACCGTTCTGCGCCTTTTCAGCAACAGTCTCAAACTGGGATTTAGCTTCAAGATATTTCTGTTGCGGAGTAAGCGGAGAAAGATCACCAAGCAGACTAGAAGAAGACAACTGCTTCAAAGTGGTGACAAGATTCTTCATCTTGTCTTGCGTATCTTTAATCGCATCGGACTCGCGCTTATATGCATCAGTCAAAGCACTACGAGCATCGTTTGCAAGCTTCTCAGTGTCGTCAATCGTCTGCGCAAATGCAGGAGCAATGTTCATCAGCGTAGCAAACATTTTAGCGCCTGCCTCTGTTGTCAAATCAAGGCTATCCACCACTTGCTTGAATTGCTCTTTAGTTTTAACGTAAGACAAGCCAAGGCCATCCATTGCAGTAGACACAGACTTGATGATCGGCATAAGCTTTTCTTGGTCTGTGTAGATTGCGTTGATGTAGCCCTTAACACCTTTCGTCAGATTGTCAACGGACCCGAATTGCGCAATCAACGCTTCCGATGTTGCAATTGCGTCTACGGCTTTTGGAATTGTCTTGCTGAGCGAATCAAACACGTCTTTCACTTGTTGCAGATCATTAGCAACACGCACAACAGTTTCCATCAACCCTTCACCAATCTTCTGATACTTCTGAAGGTCGGAGAATGCGAATTGAGCCATTTGGTCTCCAAGCTTGGAGAACACGTTCATCAATGTGCTTTGAATCTCGTCGCCGGTCATACCTTTCAGGCTGATGTTACCAATGTCAACGACGAAGCTTTTCAGTTTCTCATTGAATGCATCACCGCCCATATCTAACCCAACTGCTGCTGTTTTAAGCGTGTCTTCCATGCTCGTAACAACTTTAGTGATTTGGTCGTTGAACTCAGTGCCAAGGGATTGCGTGTCTGTAGAGTGCTTGTCGCTACGGAACCAACCACCTGAAGTTGTTGTATTGGTGTACTGACTGCCCATCAGGCCAGATACGTCTACTTGGCCAAGAGTTGTCTTGCCGATTGCCAGGCCAGTGTCGTCAACTGTTTTAGATCCACCGAACACGGAACTGAGTGCTCTGGGCAGCACGTGGCCGAGCACAGCGCCAACAGCAAGTCCGATTGGTCCTCCAAGGGAAGCCATCGCAGTAAAGGCTGTAAAACCTGCCCCTGCCGCATAACCGACACCCGCTCCGAGAAGACTTCCGGCTGACGATAACCCCTTACCACCAAACGATTGCGAATTGTTTGCTGTGTACCCAGTCAAGCCACTATTCTGAACAGCCAGAATTGCAAACTTTGAGATGTTGTCGTTAAGCTTTCGCAGAGCGTCAAGCATGTCATTTTGCACAACAAGTCCAAGTCCAGAATTCTTCTCAGCGATTTTCAGCGAATTTGCAATCGAATCAGATTTCTGACCCACTAGCCTGACATCAACACCGTCAGTGATTGTCGGAGAACCCAACACTGTTCCAGTGCCCTGCCTCCGCTGTTGCTCTCCTGAAGATATAGGACCACTACCACCACCAGAAACAGCAACACCAAGGCCAGCAACCAATGCAGTCATCGCAGCCATACGGGCAAACGCTGTGTACGGATCGCCTTCACCTTGCGTCAGGATCGCGTTGACACCTTTAATCAAGGACAGAGCAACTTCGGCAGTGTGCAACACCATTGCAGCTTTAGCCATTGCTTGATAGCCTGTGGAACCTTTTTGGAAGAAGTCAGCAGACGCTGCTGCCATATTTCCAAACGTGTTCATTTGAACTTCAGTGCTTTGCAACTGGATATCACTGAGCTGCTTTTCTTTTTCAGACGCACTGAGAGAAGCATTCTCGCGAACAAGGCGTGCTTTGTTAATTAAGTCAATTTGATCTGCCTGATTCTCGGCAAACTCTTTAAACATACGTCCGGCTGCTTCGCCACCACTTCCAAATGCTACTTTCAGGGTTTTACCAATCTCGTTACCAACATCTTTCCAGATTTTAACTTGCTCTGTTGCGATTTTAGTCAGCGCCGAGGATCGATTAAGGGCAGCGTTGTTCTGAGCGTCGTTTGCCTCTTTTTCAACAAACACACCTTTCAACTTCTGCCGTGCAGCACTCTCTTTGTCGATCTGGTCGATTCGCCGTTGATTGACAATAGTGTACATTGCATCCATGTTGAGGAGCTTTTCTTTTTCAACTTCCAGCGAATCAATTTTTGCTTGTTCAACTTCACTTGCCATTTCCTTCTGCCGCACACCAACAGCTTTAACGGCGTCTGGCAGATTATTGTAGGCATCCACTTGTGCTTGGACTGATGCCGTCTGTTTTTCAATCTGCTTGAGGATGTTGTCTTGCTCTTTTTGTTGTTTCACTTGCTCTGCTGCCAAGTTCACGTCAGGGACAAGATCATTCTCTTTTTGCTTGAGGGCGATATCGCTCATCACCTTGTCAAGCTGTTTCTGAATGTTTGCTTTTTTGCTCGCAGCATCGTTCTTCAAGCGGACATCTTCAGTATGGAAAGCTTTGATTGCATCCAATGCTTTTTGAAGATGGTCTTTTTCAAGTTCAAGCTCTTGGTCGAGGATGTCTTCTTTCTCGGATTGGGCCTTTTCATCTTCCATCAAGCCATACTTATTCTGAAAATCAATAAGCTTGATTTTGTTGTCCATTGCACGCTTCTGAACTTCGTACTCTTCGTTAATTTGGTTGATGATCTTATCTAAACCAGACATACCTTCTGTATGAGGCTTCGGTCCCGCTTTGATACTATCTCGCTCAACTTGCTTGCGCATCATTTCAACACTGGCATCAGACAGCGCACCCTGCATTTGTGCAGCGTAAGCAGGGTCATTCTTTGCACGCTCACGTTGTTGTGCAATGATGTTGTCAAACCGGGCAAGGCGCTGCTGAAGATTTTCCTCACCTTTGGAACGCTCCATCAAGTTTCGCAAATAAACCTGTTGCTCATTGGCAAGGCGGTCCATTGTTTTCTTGTGCCCCTTTTCAGCAGCATCATATTCACCTTGCAGAATTTCATTCTGAAGATTTTTGATAGCCGCCTTCACATTATCGATATCTTCTTTGGAATAACCACCAGACTCGATATTGTACGGGTCATTCTGCATTTTCTGAAGTTTTTCTTGCAGGGCTTGTAGTTGGTCGTCCTTACTGCCTTTGTGCAGGAGTTTGTTCCAGAAATTAGAAGCCTTCTCAGCCAGTGTATCCAGCAATTGCCCGAAAGGTGTAAGTTGAGCCTTGAGTTCTTCCGCACGAGCTTTTTCCTCGTCCGCAAGCGCCTTGATGGCGATACGCGATGCTGCTGCGTGTTCACCCTCGCGTTCAAGCTGAATAATATGTGCAAGCACTGTGGGCTCAAGGAAGTGCATTTGTTCGTCAAGCTGCATCGCGGCATTCGATACGTCTTTGAAGCCTTTGTCAGTGATCTTCAAAGGATTGCCAGCCAGTTTCTCAAAAGCTGCTGCTGTCTTCTCAACAGACACTCCAGCGTACTTTTCCATTCCGACTGCTGCTTCTGCGATCAGGTTAATTTGATCCGCAGTGAATTTACCTGTGGAAGCAACGGCAATAACAGCCTCACGAGCCTTGCCGAATTCGCCGTAGGCAGAGCCGATGCGGTTTGCCATCGTGTAGAGTGCATCACCTGTAGCTCCAGCAGAATTACCTGTCAGAACAACTTCTTTGTTCAGGTCTTTGAGGGCGGAAGCACTGTGCATGTACGTCATAATCCCGGCAACTAGCGCAACACCTACAGCGACGATACCACCTAGCAGCACACCGAACGACACACCAAGCGCGCTCGCAGCACTACCTAGCGCTTTCCAAATGGCAGGCATTACGTTGACGCGCTCGCCCAATACCAGCAAGGAGCCGTAGAAACGGTTAAGCTGGCCTGTGGCAAGTTCGTGTGTAAGAACCAACAACTCACGCGATGTACCTGCCGTAGCAAGGCTCAACCCTTCATGGGCACCTTTAGCACTCTTCAGCTTGTTGATATACTCGTCGGTTTGTGCAGAAACACCAAGCTCGGCAGCACGTTTACGGAGCACTTCAGCATTGTAGTCTCGCAATTCTTTTGTGGTCATCCCCACAGTATCTGCTTGACGCTTCAAAGCAGCTACAAAAGCCTCAGCTTGCACAGCAGATTGTTGTTCAGCTTTTTGTTTAGCTTGAAGTGCAGCCTCTTGCTCTCGTGTAGCCTGTGCGGCAGCTTTACCACGGGCAATCCAAGCAGCATAATCAATCTTCTCGCGTTGCTCTTGTTCTGCTTTCTCAGCAGCCCGTAACTTGTCAGTTTCTTCTTTGAGAGCTTTAATGTCAGCTTGCAGCTTTGCGTATTCAGCAGCACGTTGCCCTGCTTGATTAAGCGCATCGCCTTTGGCTTGTGCATTGGCTTCCATCTGCTTCTGTTTTTGATAAGCGTCGAATTGGATAGCAAGTGCTTTTTCACTCGCAGCGGTTGCATCTGCTAATTGTTGTGCCTGCCTAGTACGGATGTCTTCAGCTTCTTTTGCACGAGCAGCAGCTTCTTTTTGTCGTGTTTCTTCAGCATGCGCCCACAACTTGTCCATCATCGACATACCATCGAAAAGCTCTTGCTGAGCGGCCATTGCAGCCTTCGTGGCTTTGTCAGAGTAGAACGTATTAGCCTTCTCCGTCATCATGTCGATGATGGCATTGTATGCAGATGCCGCCTGTTGAGCAGCATCCACCTGTGCTTTGGCAGAGGCTTGTGCACCACTACCGATGTTAGATGTCTTCTTCTCAGCTTTCTCGCCAGCAGCAGCGAGTGCTTCGAGAGCCTTTGTTGTGTTTTCAATCCCGTCAGATTGCACACGTACTGTAAGTACAGATGCTTCTAGAGCCATTTCAATCCTTTTTCTGTCTTAAGAGTTTCAACTGTTCAATGAATTGCAAACCTAGAGCAATCTGGTCAACTTCATTTTCTTCCACTTCCGGAGTGTACGGTGCAGGACGTTTCGGGTCTGAAGCCTTAACATACTCTGAGCAATAAGCGTCCGACATCTTCTTAAGAATCTCTCGCTCGTAGAGCGTCATATCTAGCTCATTCTCTTCCCTAAATGCGCGAATTTCTTGCCACGTCAAGCCGTGCAAACCCACACCCGATTGCATAGCTTGTCCTGACGCAAAGAAAAAGTCCAGCAGGTTTGTAAATGCCTTGGGAATCTCAGGCAAATACACCTCTGCTGGACATGCAATGGCAGAGCCATCTTCGTCACGCTCTTTAAGAACGTTACCTTGTATTTGTTCTAGACGACTGTACTTGGCTTTCTCGGGCGTAGCGCCCAGCCAAGCCAGTTGTTTAGAATATGTAACTAGGAGAGTAGTTAGGCTTTCAAGAAAAAAGCGGGGTCGCCCACGGCATCGTTAATTTGCGAGCGAATCCACTCGTAACGAGCGTCTGCGTACAGTTTGCGGAAAGCGTCAGCATTGTCCACCGGCTCACCATCAAGCGTGAGATTCTCAATCTTCACAGACAATGCGGTCAGAAATTCCACACTCTGCTCTCGCATTTCTTCGGGTGTCGCCTCTCGCTTTCCGCGTTTTGCAGCCTTCTTCATCATCGCATCGACAGCACGGCGATAAGCTTGCGATGCAGAGCCTTTCACAATAATCTGCACAGGTTTCGATTCAGGGTCTTCCTTCTTACCGACTGGTGCAAACAGCGGCACATCCGTGACAGGGTGGCGCAGTTGTACAGTTGCTTCGTCGTTAAGTGCAAGGGTGTTAAGTTCAAAAGTCATGGTAGAGTTCCTTTAGTTATGTTATGCTTCTTGCGAAGCTGGTTTAGAGCTATATTGCTCTTTGATTAGTTGCTCGATACGTGCAATTAAAATTTCGTTATTTACTGACAAAAATGACTCTGTTCGTCCATCGAATATCTTAGACGGTTGAAGGTGTTGCTCCCGCAGTTCTTGCAATAGAATTCTCTCAAGTTCGTAAGGGTGTCTACCATCTTCAAAGAAGTATTTGCGAAACAGGTCAAATTTGTGTCCAAAAGATTTTGAGATTTCCCGTTGTCTACGCGAGACAAGTCGGTTTGTGATGCCTATCTTTGTTATATCTCCGCAAGTCAAAACATATAAATGTCCAGACCTGTCGATGTTGTATCCATTTTTAGAGCAAGATGGGCAACCAATCCCTGCTAAAATATTAGTTGGCCTGATCCAAAAGCTTTCGTGTTTATGGCAAACTACTTCAACTTTTCTATGTGCCGAGATGTAGAGAGCTTTGGAGTAATCATAATCAGGATTAACTTTCTTAGCCTCAGTCACGAAGCGCTCTCGTGCTGCGTTATTAATCTTTTCCGCCACATTAGTTGCACTGCAAAGAGGGCACCCGTTTCCGCGCAAATGGCTGTTGGGTATCTGAGAGAAAAATGTTTTGTGGTTTTTGCACCAGATTTTAATCTTTGTTTGGGAATTTACGTACTCTACTTCTTCGTAACTGTACTTATCTCCGTGCACTTCTATTGCGCGCGACACAAACTGATCTTTTGTATGACTAAGCCTAGTAGGAATCTCTTCTTTTATGCACTTTTTACAAGAACTTGTAGTTATAGCTGACACAAAAGTAGTCTCAAAGTACTCCTTGTGCACATTACAAAACAAGGTTATCTTACCCCTATAACTTTTGTAGACAAGTTTGTCAAACCCGTATTTTCCGGGTTGTTTCTCTTCAATCTGGCGTATAACGGTATCAATGCTAAGCCTTGGCATAATTCCCTTTCTTAAATATTCTCAAAATGTTAAAGTCTTAAGAATGCTTAAGAGAGGGATTTACATTTCCCGTACCTCTTGAAACATTTGTATAGAGCCGTTCACAACGTTACTCTTACAACGGAGGGCCGAAGCCCTCTTATTACTTAGGTGCCTTCGATAACAGCGTTATCCAATTCGATGTCGAGGTTGGTCTGCATGATCGCATCAGCATTACCAACGTTGGTTTGAATGCCAGTAACGATGCCTGTGAAGAAGGCACTGCCGCCCAATGCTGTGGGGTACGTGATCTTGAAGGCCGTCGAAGCGCGCGACGTAAAAGCGGTTTGCAGAGCCGTCATATCAGCGCCGGTATGCTTGGAAAGAACGGCGTTAATCGTGCCATAATCCACCGAGCCTGCCCGCTTAATAACTGTACCGGTGTCAAGAACGACAAACTTCTGCACACTTGTTTTACCGCCGAAAGTACCGAGTGATGTGACTGCTGCAATAGGCACCCACGTAAGCGATGCGAAATCAGTTGCAGTGTAGGTAGCAGGCAGCGTAGTAGAAATCGAAATCTGTGTAGTTGCGCTAGTTACGATTGTAGGAGAAGTCATTGTATTTCCTTTAAATTAAGTTATCTTTGCAAAGATGCTTGTTATACGGCGTAAGCCATATCTTGTTGTTCTAGGCTTCTTGCCTATATTGAACTCGTACAGCAGCCACCCTGAACTGCGTATCGATCATGGCAGAGCTAACATTAGGTGGTTGCTCAACCGAGAAGGTGCTGTACAATGCTTTATTCGCTACAGGGAACAGCGCAGCAACTGCTGACGTAAGCGTGTCAAGTTGCTTCATCCCCTTACCATCGGGCACATACACGTTGACTTGTACTGTACCGTACGTTCTTGTATGTGTTGCGTCCAACGTGGCATTCTTAGTAGTACTGTTGAGGAACACAACTTCAAGCCAAGGCGAACTCACCGGCTTATTGAACGCGACACCTTCATACGCAACAGGAATCACAGGATTTTGTGCAGCAGCGAAGGAGGCGATAGCCGACTCTACTTCTTGTCTAATATTCATAACTCTCCTTTACCATTCGCCTTTTGACCACTTGAAGGATGTATCTACAGGAGCATAGAATTTACGCATACCCGTCCAAGTCCATCCACTGATTGGGTCTTTGCCAGCAGGCCATCCAAGGTACTCAACACGCTGTGCGTAATTAAGATTGTTAGACAAGCTCACAAACCCATCCTTCTGAAAGAACGCTGTACTAGGCTTGATAATACTTTCAATTCTCGCTAGGCTATCGCTGCCATTGCTTGTAGCGCCTGTAATAGATGTGTCGAAGCTATTAACAGAAGGGAACCAGTTGGCAACGAAATGGCCTGCTACATAAGGGCCATCGCCGACGTGAGGGGAATTGTTGACAATGCGGGTGAAGAGGTTGTAGGCGACAGCGTTAATCTTGAAGTTAACTTCCGTCTGCACTCTTGTTATATTTTGTCTGAGAGAGTCTGCGAAACTTCCCATATACCTCCCTTACAGAAAAGAATTATAGCATTGGTGCACTATCTTGTCAATTTTACGAGTTCTTAACAACATAAGAACCGGAGAGCAAGCTTTGTGAATAGTTGTTGGCCCGGACAGTAATTTCATAAGAGTAGAAACCCGCTGTTAATTCACCAAGCCGGAACGATACAACACCCTTGAGATCCGAATTCACCTTGCCCTTAACCTCTGCAACAATCCCGTCGGTTTTGGAAATAGTGAGGAACAAAGCCATCCCCGTAATGTCTGCTAAAATACTTGTCCCTGTATCAAAAACAGAAAAGATGTCCTGTTCTACATTATCGTTAATTCTGACAATTTGCTTTGTAGTGGCGCCATATGGCACAGCACGAAGCTGTGCTTTAGGCTTGGCTGCAAAGGTCACATCGTCCCGGCTGAGCGTTTCATTGATAACCAACACTTTGCACGAGTGCATCATTCCTCCGCAATATCAATGTAAACAGTACGTTCATCTGTCCGTTGTGGCGTTGTAAGAGTTTTAATCAAACACGCTACTGTGGCAGCACTGCCGGGTGTTCCGCCAGAAATAAACACTGTCACTTTTGTTCCGTCAGAAAAACTGCCGACACTGCTCACACCATTTAAGGTGAAAGTCACATCGGAAATAGTGACAGAGTTGTTTGGGTCTGCGCTAATGTCATCCAGCCAAACAGACCAGTCAAACGTAATGTCAATAACTGCGTCAGGGTCTTTAAGTCCGCGAGGTTTCTTGGGGTCTGTTAAAGTCCACCACTTCCCACCTGTAAAGACTGGCGACGTGGCTTGTACGTTGATCGTTCTTGCTTGGCTTGGAGTAAACATTGGGATTACCTGTACTGATGTTAGATCGCCTGACACCACTCCATGCGAATAAATACCTGCACTAAGCGCAATAGAAGATAACGAAAGTGTTCCAGAAGTGGATGTGGATGCAGAGATAGATGCTGATAGTGTCGCAGACGACGATACCAATGCCGCCGTAATTGCTGCCGTAGAGACAGCAGCAGCAGACAATCTGATTGATGTCGTAAGACCCGCTGTTACAGAACTGGCGGCTGATGTCAAACCTGAAAGTACGTTTTGCACCGGGACATCAGGTGCAAAATACGCATACCCGTTATTAGTAGATGGCGCAAAATATTTCATTACGTCACCTGTACAGGGCCATTCCAATGCCTTCCGTCAGCCCCCCTAACACTCATATCACCTGTATCCCCAGCGGACATTGTAGAGGACGACGCGGTCACAGAAACAGTTCCAGATGCATCAGTCGTGCCGACATCTGTTGTGTACACCAATGCCCCGCCCGGACGGTCATAGCACCTAATGGAGAGATTACTTAGGTTGGCAGCAGGCCCGCTCGCGTCACCTAATGTGACAGAGAAAACACGTCCCGCAGATGCCGTGATGCCTGCACCGTTGTATTCCAGAGGAAGTGACAGTGTAGAGTTGTCTTTTGCAACATTGGACACATCTGGTGCGGTGCCGTACAACGAATAGAATGTCGGCTGATTAGCAGGGGCGCTAGCCAGTGTTACCCGTATTGTTGTCGCAGAGTTGTGCACAGCAGAGGAAATAGCAACATCCGTTGTTCCATCTACAGCGCGGAGCCCTGTAATACCGCTCGTGGGTGTGAAGTCTGTCCCGCTATCATGAACAAGAGTCAGATCATACACAGTTGACGAGACGCCTGCTGCCGATACAATTCTTGGTCCGCGATACTTCGTAGTCAAACCAAAAGCAAACTTAACCGCATTAGCTTGACGTTGTCCTAACGAAGTGAAACCACCTGCTGTATGGTGCGCACCGTCAACAAGGGGCAAGTCTTGACGTTCAACTCTGTAGAAATTAGTCTCAGCAGCCTTTTGTGCTTGTGCACGACGGATCATCTCAACCTGAGCGTCAGTAGGAGGTGTTACTGTCCTATTTCCCTCAAGACCAATAATAATAGGTAAATTGGGGTTGCCAAAGTCCGAGCGAATCATGTTGAACAATGAAGTCAGGCCGTTATAATAGCCCGTCTGTCCTTGATCTACTGTTGCCAAACTTGATTGCAGCTTAGCTTCTGTGCTACCCTGATGCCAAATAGCTGCGGCAATCTTGCCGCCAATTGCCGTCACGGCGGATTTGAAAGCGGTGTAAGCGTTGTTGCTTGCACTAGTAGCAGAAGACAACCATTGTCCACCCAAATTGCTAATCAGCAGACCAGAACCATCCCACGCATAATCCAGCATAGCAACAGGGACGCCTGTTGCTGCAATAATCGCGTTACCTGTGGCAATAGCACCGTTCATCGAAGATGAGTCGGGAGGCATCCAAAAACCGCTTGCTACGTTACCGTAGATAGAAAGCCTGCTGTCAGGAGTCAATGTAGAATCTCCCGTACGGAACTGCCTATAGCCGTTGGATTGACCAATGATAGGAACAATGTCACCAACACCCCTCTTACCGAGTGTTGTAACAACAGAAGTATTTCCTGTGTTTCGTACCTGAATATCATACATACCACCCTGCGGTACGTTCGCAAACGAGATTGTTGCGGAACCGCCTGTAGGGGATGCAACCTTAGTGGACCAGTCAAAACCTGTCAGGGCTGTGTTTGTTCCGTATGTGACAAGACGTGCGTCAATTCCTGTTGGTGCAACATTGGCGTAAAATACTTGTGCCGTAATAGTTCCTACACCGCTTTGTCTTTGGACAATTTGCCCATCAGTGAAAAGGCCAGCCGTGAAAACAGTTGCAGATGCGCCCACTGTGACAGAGGCATTTACAGAGCTAACGTGATGTCCGGTTGTGTCTGTTCCAATCGCCCCACCTTGCAATAGGCCAATTGTGCCCAAAGCTGTTAAGCGGCTTGCTGACGTATCTGTAGCACTTGCCAATAATACGTTGTCGTAGTACGCGCTCAGAGCAACACTGGCCCCTGTACCCGAAGCAGAGAATTTGAGGGAGTGAGGGCCAACTGAATTTGTCTTAGCAACGCTTGTCCCGCCTTGGTCCAGAGTGAGTGCAGTCATCGTCTGCGTTCCACCTGTTATCCTCACAATGGCAAGAGTACCCCCGTTCAGGCGGGCAAAATAGCCACTCGTAGGAGTTACACGCAAACCCACACCAACTTCACCAATATCCGTAAGTGTATCAAACAGCAGTTCGACAGTTTCACCGTCTACAGGTGTCGGGGCAGAAGCAAACAACAGCGATTCTGAGGTGTCTACGGAGTAGGAGCGCCCACCTGTCGCATCAATATGCGGCGTGGAGCCCAAAAATGCGGACATCTTGTTCCAAGTTGCGCCAACCTCGCCAGACCTTGCTGTAACCAATGCACCAGCAGTGCCTGTGAATGTATCAGTAACGTAGTTTAGTGTTACTGTGGTTGGGCCGGGGAACGCAGCGGACAATACAGATGTTGCGGTAAGAGACGCTGCCAGATTAATCGAAGCAGGGGCACCTGCACTATCGCTCGTCTCGTTAACAAATACTCCACCAGATAAGACCTCTTGTCTTACATTTGTCTCGTTAACAAATGTGCCATGACTAGTAATATATTCACGAGTCATGTCAAGCCACCGTCAATTTTGGGCAATAGTAGATTGTCTTATTTGGCGCGTAGCCAATGATTCGTGCCCGAATGGTTCCTTTTTCGTAAGGGGTAATAGGTACAGAAAGCCGTTGTTTGACTGGAGTAGTCATACCTGTTGTCGTAAAGGTTTGCGTACTAGACCCGATATCGGTTGCTGCCGTCAGTACGTTAGCAGGTGCGGACGAGTGGACAGTGCCCACAACATTTCCGCTAGAATCGAGAGTAATAACTTCTAAGACAAACTCATTATTTTGAAAGGCATAAGAGGCACCTGCGCCTTGTCCAGCCACCACCGACGAGTCGTGCACAAAATCAACGGAAACGGTCTTTTGGACTCCCGGCGTGAACGCGCTGTCTTCTGCCGACGTACCCGGATAAGCACGTTCGATAGCAGTGGATTCAAAACCAATAGCGGGATACTTGACACTTGCACTTGTGGTGAGTTTCATGGAGACAGCGTCAGTACCGACAGCGGCGCCACCTGACCTGTAGATAGTGGTGTCAGATTTAACCGATCCAAACGTATCTTTTGCCCACAAATAAATCTTGCTAGTGTCAACAATCGCGTTGTACATCTCAACCCGAGTAGCTGCCTCAGCGGTTGTTGGAGCAATCAAATCTCCAGTCCATGCAGACGGGAGTTTAATATTGTTAAAACGAACGCGATACGCGCCGTTGGCAGTGGATTCAACAAGGTGCATAGATGCAGCCCCATTAGACAAATCCACATCTGCAATCACGCAATCCCCTCCGCGTACAGAGCCGCCCGTCAACGAAATAAGCGTGCTTGGTTGAGTACCACCTGCAAGGATGGAACCGCCGCGCCAATACCAAAATCCCGAGATCGGAGCAATACGCTGCGATGACGACGCAAATTTCACACTGCAATTGGTCCACACAGTTTTCGTCTTGTCACCGTTGCAGGGAACAATTTTAGAGAGCCCGCCTGTCGATCCAATCACGAAATTACAATTTTTATAACTCTGAAAATCTCCGCTGTTAGATGCTTGGACCATATTCGCACTAGAACTGCTGCTATTAGCAATATTGAAAGTAATGCCCTCAATATACCCAATACCTGTCACAGTGATGGAATATGCACTGCCGCTAGTGGTTACACTTGCAGCAGCAGATGTAGCAGTTGGTGGATCGGCAGCATCGTTGCCGCAGATAATGCTGCTAGGATTTGCAAACGAGCCGTTCATAGCAACCGTAATACTTGCAGCAGAACTTTGTGCGTGAACTTGCGAAACATAGACTACATCCCCAGCGGCGTATGTAATCGAGTGGATATCGGCCTTGGAAAGTGCCCAGGTTGCCCCACTATTCGTGTTATTTCCGTCCGTAGAACGTACGTGGTAAGTAGTCAAGATTGCACCTCTTAGTTGTCAATTTGGATCGACAGCGCTGCTGCCGAGAAAGCGGGTGCGCTATCTCCACTATTAACAGTTTTATTGGTAGTGAGACTGCCGTACCAGAGTTCATTTCCCCCGCTTGCAGCATCAAAAACACCAAGGCCCACAACCGTACCCCAGTTTGCCGTAGGTGCAGGGAAGGTGATAGCATTGTTGTTGGACGTAGTTCCAGACGTACCGCTCGACGCCACAGTCGTTCCAGCACCTTGTGTACCAGCCCAGTTAGCCAGCGACGACGTAACAGCAACACGAGCATACGAACCACCGCTAACTTCAACACGGGTGCCACCAGCATCGTTGTCAGAAGTGGTAAAAAGGGCAATGTACAGCGTTGCCGGTGGCGTGAAAGTTTGACCTCGGAACACGAAGTCAATCAGTTTGTTTTCCAAGTAGTCGCTCATTGCGCTCATATCATTTTCCTTTAAGTTATTGTGTTATTCGCGCACGTACAGTTCGTACAGAACGCAAGAGTCTTGTGCCAACGACGGATTAAGCTGCTTTACCGTGACAATCTTGTACAGCTTATCGCCAATCTTAAGCAAATCTTTGTTGGCGTTCAAATGGGGCAGGGATAGTCCAACTTCGGTTTTTTGTGGAGGCCGTACGTAAACTTGCTTATCACCTGTTTTGATGAGGGTGTTTTGTTCAGTGCCTTCTCCCTCGCTCTTACGCACATAGTCAAACACCATAATATTTACAAGATAGTCTTGGTAAGACACAGTGTTCTCTGATGTGGCAGGGTCATACTCTTCGCTGACGGCAACACTGACATAAGCTGTTGTGCCAAACTTAGACATCATGGATGCTACGGTGCGGTCTAGGGCGTTCATTATTGAGGCTCCACGCCGCCATTCGCAACAGGGCCACTATAAGGATCAAAAGGACCAGCAGCAATTTGATGAAGACGTTCATCAGATGTTGGGCGATTCTGTGCGTTAGTGAAGTCTTCCTTGAACTGCAAGATAGGATGAACTTCGTCAGCGCCTGCAACATACGGCAATGGGCAAACACCGTTGAAAGCGGGGTCTTTAATAACAAGCTTCAAAAATTGCAAATATTGATTAAATGCTTGCTGTCCGTACACTTCGACAATGCCCATCTTCTGTTGTGTATCAAAAGCCAAACCTGATAGGATATATTGTCCACACAAGATTGTAGCTGCGCGAAGATTCCCGTTAGTGTCCGATAAGGCACTTTCGTAGACTTCATCAGGAAGTCGTGGAATGTCGTAATAGTCACCAAGGCGGTAGCGCAGCTTACCGACGTTGGAGTCAAGATCAATAATGGGCATCTTCTCTCCTAGTAGAATTGTAAAAACGCCCTCCTAAGAAGGCGTTTCAGCTATACTACTATTAGTTGCTGGAAGTCACAGACCACAGCGAAGCAGGGCGTGTGCAGAACATAAGAGGAGCAGCTTCCAGTTCAAATTCAACGTACTCATCACGCGGATCAACGTACGAACGGACAAACAGTTCTTGGCCCGGCTGATTGGCTTCCGACAGCTTAGCCGAGGGGCCATTGAAGCCACGGAACAGGTCTTTAACACCGTCAGCGTAAGCGATACCAGTCGAATCAGCAAAAGCAACTTCGGTAGTGCCGTTCGGCAGATTGAACGTTGCGTCATACGACACGAACGTGATGCCACGGTGCGTGAAGTGATCCATGATGCCCCACTTCATGTACTCTGTGGTGTCATCACGCAGCGCTTGGTTGCCAGCACCGTTAGCCATGTAAAACTGGTAAGCAGCTTTCATGTTCGGATGCGAAATCAGCTTGTCGAAGAACACCGGATCAACCAGAACTTTAACACCGCCGATTGCACCACCATTCATAACGCTCTTAGCGATACCCGATTTCAGTTGACGAATCTTCTGGTCAACGTTGGTAGTATTCGTGCCGAGAACAAAATCCACCGAGCTTTGGGTGATGCTGAACAGCGAGAACATGTCTGCCATCACAGTACCATCCGGCGACTTGGTGACGCCCTTCAGAGCTTGCAGACGCATGTATTCCATCGTCTGGTCCCATGCAAGACGCAGGTCAGCCATCTTTTCAGCCGTAACACGACCATACGTTTCGTTATCGGTCGAACCCGGTTGACGCCAACCTTGGATATCCTCGTTGGTGATTCGATCAGCGGCTTTGAAATAAGCCAGCGGCAGCGAGAAAGTATCAACCTTGCGCTCATGACCTTGAACAGCAGCGTGTGCGCCACGATTCACTTGAGGCATCAGCGTGACGGTCTGGTAGTCCTTATCGAAGATAATGGCCGTTTGCGGGGTGGACCGTGTGCTGAACAGGTTTTGGCTGTTGATGTAGCCGTATTGCAGGGGGGTTTGGGTAATGCCGTCAACGAAATCGGCATTTTTGAAACTATTGAAATAGTCGCGAATAGTCATGCTCATTGCAAGGTTCCTTTAATTATTAAACTTGGGTACGGACGTGGATGTTCTTAGCGCGCAGAGCATTTTGAACGATGGTTTGGTTACCCGACGTGACGGTATCTTTGTACAGCAGACCTTTGTCGGTAACACCTGCATGGCCTTTGTACAGAACCACCAGTTGATAATCGCCAGCAGCCAGCGACGGCACGTCCAGAGTCGATTCGATCAGAACAGCAACATCAGCATTCAGAGTTGCAACGTCAGCGTTAGCAACCCATTTGTATTTGCTAGTGCCATCAAATTGCAGGACAGCGCCGACATCCATGCCAGCAGCCACAGTGACCGTGACAACTTTGCGGCAGACGCCATATTCCGGCATTTCTTCAAATGCCAGTACGCCCGACAGCTTATTACTACGCGAAGCAAGCTTTGCCATAATTATTTATTTCCTTTGATAAATTGTTTGAAATGAGTAACTTTAGGCTCCTCTTTAGCGTCTGCCTTAGTCTCAACGCCGACTTCATTGAACATCTCGCTTTTTGCCTCGGCAGCAGCATTAGTAGCGAAAATTTGCAGGAACGATTCGACCTTTGTGTCGTCCATACCTTCAGTTGCAGCCATAAAAGCAGCAGCTTTTTCAGTGCCCATAGTTGCTTCAACTTCTTTACGGCGGGCTTCCAGTTTTGCAGCCAGCGCATCAGCTTTAGCTTGTTCTTCGGCAGCGGCATAAGCCGACAGCTTCTCTTCGTACTCAGCTTTCATAGCTTCAGCAGCAGCCTTAACCGAGTCCATTTCGGCAGTCAGGGCAGACAGTTGAGCCAGAACTGCTTCGTGCGCAGCAAGCTCGATAGTTTGAGCTTTATCTTCTACACTCATCGTTTCTTCCTTTTCTTGTTCAGGCAAATCGCCTGTAGTTACGACTTCTTCCGAAGCCTCCGGGGTTACAGGCGTAATGCCCAACTTCTTTTTGAAATAATCCAGCATAGTTGTCCTTTAACTGAGCACGTAATCTACAAACTCCGAACGAGTCATAATTTTGTTGACCAAACCAATTGACAGAGCATCTTGAGCGGAGTACACTCGTGCTTGTGTGTCCTTGAGGTCTTTTGTGGACAGGCCCGTGTACTTGGAAACGTGAGCACGGAAAGCATCGCCAAGCTCGGCAACACGATTCTGCATGTCTTCAAGGAAACCGTCTCGCCACGAACCATCGTCTGCGAAAGGAACTTTGTCATTGCCGTCTGTTACGAAAGTGCGTTGGATGCCAGCTTGTTCAAGCTTCTTACTGTCGTTGTACAGGCAAATAAGAACACCAATCGAACCTACGTCAGCATAAGGGTTGGCAATCACTTCGTCACAAGCACATGCAATAGCATAAGCAGCGGAACACGCGGAGCCGTCGATATACCCCATCAACCTCACACCTGCTGCATCGCACATCGCACGCAATTCATTTACACTTTCAAAGCAGCCGTAAGCTTCTCCACCACCAGAGTCAATATCAAGCACAATAGTCTTAACTTTAGAGGCAACAAGTTCTTCAGCTTGGTCAAGCATCATTTCGTAAGAGAATCCGCCACACATGCCCTCCCAACCAGATGTACGATAGGTAAGAGGGCCGCGAATGGTGATAACACCAACGTCACCAGCTACAGGGACTGTTTTTGTAGTTGCAGCATTTTTGCTGCCGTCAATGTCGAGCATGCCAGCGTTACGAGAGTCAAGGTATTGCTCAATTTCTTGGAATGCTGCTTTGGAGATGAGGTGAGGGCGGTTACGCAGGGAAGCGGTAAGCCGCAAAAGTTTGTGTTTATTCATGCATTTGCTCCGTTAAGTATTGCTCCTTGAACTGGAGCCATGCAGGGTCTTCTTGCGGAATCCAACCAGACTTGAATTTTCTAGACAAGGCGGCGATCTTGTTGTGGTTCACCGAAAAAGCTTTTGCCAACGCAGAGTCGCGCAGCCCTTCTGAGTATTTATTAAAAATCTCATCTGCTTTTACCCAAATCTGCTTATTACAAGTTGGGTTTTGCCACGGATGTTTGGCTTTGGCGGCTTTACTGATAGCAGCCTTGTGAGTCTCTGAAAATTCCCTACCTGTTAGGGCGGAAGACAGGCTTTTACAGTGCTCAACACTCCTGACTTGACCTCTGCGGCTTTCGATCATTCTTTGGACGTGATCTTTAGACAGCTTCTTACCATAGTAATGATGCCTCTCACCTCTGCGCGCCTTATCCCGCATATTTAGCTTGGCACCCTCTGCTTTTTCTACACCGATACTAGAAGGGCTTCCACCCGGCATAATATTCCATGCGATTTGACGGTGAGGTCTGTAGGCCCATTCAAGTAATTCGCAGAACTCAATTGAGTCTTCGTGAAGTACAGACACCTTTATCTGATCCCCATACTTCCTGATAGCGTTATGTACGTGCAGATTTCCTTTACCTTTAGCTTTTCTGACATGCTCAGCAAATCTGTCCTCTACTGTTCCGCCAGTAATTCCAATATAACCCTCTGATTTAGGATCAGAATGTTCAGGCAGATGCAACCAATAAACGTAAGCCATAAACCCCCTTATGCCGCATTCTCATTATTTCCAGCACTATTGTCCTTTCCGCTGGGTTTTTTAGCAGTCCCCTCAAATGGCGTTGACATCCCCTCACCTGAATTGCTAGACTCCATGGTGAACTCTACATCTTCAATGTTTGTATCAGGAGGAAGGGTATTAACACCCAAAGCCCTGAGAAGGCGATTGACAACATCGATATTTTTCGGAATCAGGCCGATGGAGCCTGTTCTCTGGACAAGTTTTCCAAGCTCATCTGCGGACATTTCAGAGATATCTCCCGGTACAAAACGTGGAAGTCTATCTTGTTGCCAACCATTCAAGGCGTAAATTTGTTTTACTAGATCGTTATTCAAAACGTCAGCAATCTCGTTGAGCCTGTGCCCCATAGCAAGAGACACAACATTTGTATCCGAGTCAGCAAGACTGAAACTTCCAACTTCACTACCACCTTTAAGAATATCAATCCCTAGTGCAGAATAGACTTCATCGGCATAGCGACGAATCGCTTGATCGATGTTCGCCCCAGGAATACCTTTTTTCTCCATAAGAGAAATTCCGAAGCGGTCTTGCTTAGTTAGCTCGTCTACAAGTTTAGGAAAAATAATCCCTCGGTTTGTGCCCGCCTGCATTGTATCGAGCAGTTTTTGACATGCTTGGTAGACGGCCTTCATATCATCGGGCGCATCTGCTGCCATGTACTCGGGAGGTAACTGAATCAACGGCAAACCAGCGGACTCTTTTGCAATACCAAGAAGCTCTTGCGAACGAAGCATGTCAAGCTGTTTATAAGCTTTGTACACACCTTTAAGAATAGAATTGCCCGTGGGATCACCTTTAGTAGGGTCCGCACGGAAAAGCAAGAATTTATCTCGCTTAATGGGAATAAGCCCGTGTTCGTTGACTTGATCCATGAACATTGCAGCATGCTCAAGCTTGTAAATAGATTGCTCACACCCTAAGAGGTCACGACCATCTTCTGAGAACGTCCAACGGGCAATAGTGTCTTGCGAGCGTGGAGTTAGCTTACGGATTCCTACCCTACCATCGTTAAATTTGCTACCATTCTTATACAGTCGGCGCCGGTAGACCTTCTCTTGCACAGAGAACCCGTATGGAAGATAAGTAACCACATCGGACATGAACTCTGCCCACGATCCTTCCATGTCATCCATGCACGACTGAACAAATTTAGCACGCTCTTTTTCTTCTTCTGTGGCGTCTACAGGGGGCACTACGGTCCAATTAACACGGGACAGCAGCATCCGATAAGTGTTCATCGCAGACGCAATAACCGCGTCATTGAGCATTTCCTTGACTGTTACAATAAAATTGTCAAGATGAAATGCCCTGTTCGGATCGTCAATAACTTTTCCAAAAATTGTGCGAAGGCCGATAAAGCCTGTTTCACCCAACTGAATACGAGGGACTGCAACACCATCGTCAGCCGCCAGAGCAGCCGTATTATCTTGTGGCTTCTTTTTAGCGGCCATTATTGCTCCTTTTCTTTACTGAAACGAATTGTACCACCGCAACTAAATCTTGTCAACATTGTGCAATTCTATGCTATTATACGGAGGGAATTGGTGACGGCTGAGTATTCACAGAAAGAGTAAACGATGGAATGGTAATCTGCTTCATAACAGCCTTACACGCTGTAGCAGTGCTATCCCACATGTCGTCCTTCTGGTTCCTATTGCCATCAATGTAATCCTCAAGCTCATTGAACCACATCTCGTTCCACTCGCCCCTTACTACCCTTACAAGTCCTGCTTCTGCCAGTGACAAGAATGGCTGCATGCGAGACAGCTTACCAGTGTGCCCTGAAACCATTTCTGTACGAGCATCGACGCCGTTCTCTACAAGAGTCTTAATGAAGAACATGTTTGCTGCTGCACCACCTGCGCCGGGGTCTTTAGGAATAAACACAGGGACTTGCTGTCCTAATTCATCCCGATCCTTGATAGCACACTTAGCAATCTCTTCAAGAACGCCGTGTGTCAGCTTTCTATACCGCTCAACGTGCTCCACATAGTAGAATCCATCTTTCCCTTTGGAAATTCTTGTAGAGGCCGTCCAGTCTGGATTAGGATTGCTCTCGGACTTAAGCGTGCTTGCCAAGTCCATGCCACGAGCGCGATTAACCACTTGAGCAGGAACTTTATCAACAATTTCGCACCAATCTCGTTTAAAATATCCTGAAGACTCTTCTTTAGCAAACCACGAGCCGAGCAGAAGGCGCTCACGCTCAACACGCTTAAGGTTTTCCAGACGGGCGACGTAGCCGGGGTTCAACACCTTCATACGCGGATTGTCACGAATCGTAGCACTAATAAACGTGTAGCTTTGTGGGCGCACGCCCGGATAGGTTTCGATAAGTTCTTCTTTGGTGTCAGCAAATACCATCGTGCCGTTGTACGAAGCATAATAACGTTCTACACCAGAGCGCTCAGGAATCGGAATGCCTGTGTCTTGGTCAAGATACCACGAGACAAAAGGCATCAAGTGACTATCCCTGCGGGGATTACAAGTACATATAAGCTGATGCGGCCCTTTAGCCTGAGAACGGATACGAGACTCAAGATAGCGAATCTGTACGTCGGTATGATTTTGTGCTTCGTCAAATACAACAAGGGAAAACTGACCACCATCGTAGTTGGAGATGTCGCGGTCTGCACCGCAAACTTTGAACTGGACCTGCGCTCCGCTAGGAAACACAGCAGTCATCTGCGGGTGTGTCTTGAATTTTGCACCAAATTGTTTCCACATCTTCTCAGCTTCTTGGTACAATCCGCCTGCTTGAGAAAGCTGTGTAGAAGTTTCGCGGATAAAAACCGCACGGAAGTTTGGGTCGTCCTTGTACTTGAGTACCAACAAAAGCGCTTGGTGGGATTTCCCACAACCAGCGCCTCCGCCAAAAATGATGTAATTAGACTTACAGTCTAGGAAGCGCTTGTGTGTAGGTGAATCTGGACCAAGCACTATTTTTTGTTTTTTATTAGTCATAGTGCCCTTAATAGAAACAACAAAAAGCCACACAGCATACCTGCCGTGCAGCCTCCTTTAGAATTCGGTGCCACAGCGCTACCCTACCCGCCTGTGATCTTCAGATGCCAGTACGCACCCCTCTCCACTAGTCCGCTTTCGCGGAGTATGCTCGTCGGAGCTAGTCCCTTGAGCAAATTTGTTACGAGAATTAGTGTCAGCCCTCGTCGGCTTTCGTGACCTCGACTTCAGTGTTGCAACCAGCTTCTTCTTTCACCGACTCATCTTTCTTACCGAAGATTGCATCGAAATTATCGTAGTAATTCTTCCAACCAGTACCAACAGGGCGCGAACCCTTGCCCGCATCGGCGTAGAATGTTTTCTTATTGTCATCAGACATATTTTCTCCTTGATGTCTCTATCCAACTGTGCTAGTATGTTGTTGGAACTTGCTTAGCGTGTTTGGCTCCGCTATGCACCAACAAATCTGACTAGACTAACTAGGGATTGCTGTTCGATAACCTCTGCCATATGAGGAAAGTTCCCGAGGGCCACTGTAATAGGTGGCCTTTCGTTTTATATTCATGTGGCACGGAATTCCACCGTGATCTTCTTCCCACCTTTTCAAGGCTCCACACTGTATGTAAGTAATTTCAGCATACAGTGTTCAGGGATATAGTCCACGTAGGCACCAGCTATTTTGCCTATTTCCGACTCCTTAGTGATTTTGTAAGCTAAGAACGCCTGTTCTTGCGTATCAAAAAGTCCAAGGTAATTTACTCTTCCATCGATAGTGATAGCTGCTGTGAATTTATTGTATTTCTTGGAGACACCTTGCGGAAGGTTCACCAACCTTGTTTTCTTTTGCAACAGCAAATTAATTTTTCTAGGTAAAAATACGCAGCACTCGGAAGAATATGTTTTACCGTCCCCGAGTAAGTCCTTATCTAACTGAAAGTCTTCAACGCAGTAGCCAATCTGAGAATGACACCACTCCGCAAAATGCTGAAAGTCACTAAACTCTGATTTACAACCTACATAACTCGGATTGCGACATTGATACTTTCCACCGGGTTTGCAACGGTCAAGCAAGCTCATGTACAACATATAAGCCCTTGTTGCGTGTGACTTACCACCTACAGTGCAAGAGCGTACCCATTCGCCATCACTATTTTTAAAATCATCTACCATTTTTATTCCTGTCTGAATATTATTGGTGTAGGCTATCCACTGAGACAGCAGTGGAAGGTGTTGCAACACGGTTCGCTCTACATTGAGTGCCGTCTTTCCGGCTGTCAACCTGTGCAAGCAGGATTTGATCTTCAGGTAGCGACCTTCAGATTCTTATGCCCCCTGTCCGATTCGAACGGACGGTGTGCTTTCGCAGGCTGATTACAGGTCAGCTCCAATCAACCACTATGGGAAAGGGGCGGAAACTTTTATTTTAGGAGGCACTCAATCCCACAAATCTTCCGAGGAGGGGCAGCGTCATTGCAGAAGAATGCCTTCTAAAACGGCTTCTTACGAAGCCGAGTGCACATTCTTGTAAGAGTTAAGTGCATACTCTATGCAACCATAAGGCTGAGCCAATAGCACGCTATCTGGCGGATCAATTTGTTGACAATCTGCACCCGGTTAAGTCGTGGGCCGTTGCGTGATTTCCTCAACAAAAAGAATTATCGCACACTGAAGCAATCTTGTCAAATCTTATTTATGTTACCCATGTCTACGACTTGTACATCTTGAGCAAATTCGGGAGAAATGTTGTCAAAATCCAACGCTGGCGTATCTTCGTCATCCTGCGCAGTGCTTCCCGCACCCACCATACCCCTCAGCTTTACTTCCAACAGGAGTCGCTTCAACTCATCCTCATTCACGTCCTTAGCCGAATCTGTGTAGAATTTCAGCAGCTTTTCAGCAGCTAGCATACGTACACGCTCATCTTGGCTATCAAGGCCCTTCTCCAGCACTTCAATAGCTTTCTTACTAATCTTCTTAAGATCACGAACAAGCTTGGCAAGCTCATGTGTCTTTTTGAACACGGGTTGTTCTTTTGTTGGTACAAGTTCACTCATGTGAACGCCTCCTTAAAATTCTTAACAAGTGAAGGATAGCATTTGTGCCCTATCTTGTCAATTTTAGGACTTGACAGCATCCAGAACAGGCTCTACAATTCAGTCACTAACCACTTTCAAGGAGGAAACATGAAGCCTATCCGTTGCTTCTATAAACTAGAAGGCAAACTTAACGTTGTAGACGTAGACTGCCACCCTAACTATGACCTTGCTATCTGGACTGTCAAGGATGCACTCTGGATGGAGCGTAAAGTAAGCCAGAAGCGTTTTATCCCTGTCGTACTCGCTCTGGTGAACAAATGAACGACCTCAACCACTACATTGAAGAAGTAGAGCGGCACGAGCAGAATCTTGCAGACTTTGAAGACTTGCGTTTTGCAGAGATTTTTCTGACAGATAAGGAGAATAAAAGTGAAAGGGTTGCCCTACAAAGACACGTTCGCAGCAAGAGGAAGCGCACTGTACGAAGCGCTAATTGAGAAGGACATGGCTAAAGCCAAGAAGATTTACGACGATACAACACAAAGATTTTATCAACTTTATAACAACTCTTTTAAGGAGAAACAATGAGCGATATCATGGAAACTGAAGTTAAAGAAGGTGCTACTGAGTACAAAACTATTGTGACGCCAAACTTCCACGAAGTTGCAGAGGAAATTGCACGCCATGTGGCATACGGATGGAAGCTTGATCCGAATCGCCATCCGTTCTACAACTTCTTCCTGTATGAGATTAATCTTATCCGCGATGCACGCACTATCACAGCTATTAAAGAAACTGTAGAGTCCGGACGTGAACCCATCACCACAGAGAAGCGCCGCGAAATCATGGCTAATGCACGTGCTGCTAAGAAGATTAACAAAGGCGGTCAAGATGAAAGTTAAATTCAAGAATAAAGATGTAGCTATTAAGAAACTTGTGCAAGGTGCGGTTGTTCTACTGGTGGACGATACTGCTTCATACCCGCCCGACGTGTATCACATCCACAAGTTTGATTGCTTCTGTGAGGTTGACAACTCTGTAGATTTGGTTGTGGTAGATTCCCACGGTAAGTGGAATATGAACTCTTCCGACATGACTTGGCCGATTTGACAGAAAGGTTGACATAGTATAATATTGGGTATCGGGCAGAGAAATTTGCAAGATACCCTTTAACAATTTTACTGAGGATGCCATAATGTCGAACAAGGCCCGCCGACACGAACGTCTGTCACGTCGTCAGAAGCAAGTGGAAGAAGTGCTCCCGCCAGAGTCTCTGCCCATTCCAACACAAACCAGAGTTATCAAATTTGAACCTGCTAATCCTCGGCAGAAAACACTCTTAGCAATGTTGCGAGAAGGCCGTGCTGCTGTATTTGCACAAGGTAGTGCAGGTAGTGGCAAGTCAATGATTGCAGCTTATCGGGCAGCAGAACTTTTGCGTGATAAGAAGATTGAGAAAATCTATCTTGTACGTGCAAACGTCTCTACTGGTAAGTCTCTAGGAAGTTTGCCCGGAACCATCGAAGAAAAACTTCTCCCACATTTTAAGCAAACGTTGGCACATCTTGCGAAGTTCATGGGTCAAGGGTTTCTGACATACTGCCTTAATAACAAAGTTGTTGAGATGCAACCAGTGGAATACATTCGTGGTCTTAGCATTGAAAATGCTTTTGTTATTGTGGAAGAATGCCAAAACCTGATGGCATCCGATCTTGAGGCAATTCTTACGCGTATTGGAGACAACTCACAATTCTGCTTCACTGGGGATCAGAAACAAAACGACCTTAAAGGAAACAGCGGTCTTCTTTCGACAATCAATCTTATCGAACGAATGCTGGAGGAGCAGCCAGATTACATGAGTGACGAAGACTTATCGTGCATGTTGAACAACGTAGGTGTTGTGACTTTCTTACCGTCTGATGTGGTCCGCTCAGGTATCTGCAAAGCATTCGTTACTATGTACTACCATAATTAAGGAGGAAATATGCAACAATTCAATAAAGAGCTTCTGAAGCTCCTGCGCAGTGAGAGCGAACCCTTCGCCGTCTACTCTGCACCAATCAACCAAGTACACCGAGTAACTATTGATGAGGAATTCCGCGATGTAGTCCAGTTTGCAGACTTGGTGGAGGTGCTGGACAATGCTCAAGAAGGCGATGTTGTACAAATCCGACTGTCCACTGTAGGAGGCGCCCTCCACGCCATTATCCCGCTTATCAATGCTATGAAGAATACAGAAGCCTTCATTCATGTGCATGCAGAGAGTGATGTGTCAAGCGCAGGAACTATGATCGCAGCACTTGCACACAATCTGTACGTCAATGAATATGCCACATTCATGTACCATAATGTGCAATACTCGGCAGGTGGACATGGTGGGAACGTGGAAGCACAAGTGAGCCACATCACAGCATCCAGCAAGAAGATTATTCGTGATCTGTACGCTGGCCTGCTCACTCCTAACGAAATTGCTCGTCTGGAAGATGGCCTTGAACTGTACATGGACGCCGATGAAGTTATGGATCGGTTCATTGCACGTCAGCAGGCTCGTATGCAAGTGCAGTGCACTTGCGGAGAGTGCGGAGTGGCAGAGGAAAAGCCAGCTAAGAAGCCTCGCAAGCCACGTAAGAAAGTTGTTGCAGAGCCTGCATTAGAAGAAATTGTAGAATAAGAGACGCCTCAGCTTCGGCTGGGGCATTTTTATTTGTACAACAGAAAATCTTACGACATCTAAGAAAATCTTACAAAACACTTGCACACACAAGAATTTTGTACTACCATAGATTCGTCAACAAATTTAGGAGGGGCTGTGGTAAAAAGAAAATATGGTGTTTACAGAGAAGGTAAATACAAAGGCAGTATTAATGGGGTGCATACCAGAGAAAAAGAGTATTGGACCAAAATGCTGGCAAGGGCTTACCCCGGCAAGACTTGGGAGAAACGTCCAAGTTATATCGGGTGCTCATGTACACCGCTTTTTAATGAATTTCAGTTATTCGCCGAGTGGTGCAACAGTCAAGTAGGTTTCCATAATTTGGGCTGGCACTTGGACAAAGATTTACTCGTAAAAGGGAATAAAGTTTACGGGGAGAATACGTGTGTATTCTTGCCACCTGAGATTAACAATATGCTAGTTACAAGAAAAGATGAGCGAGGAAAGTACCCGATTGGTGTTACAATGCGTTGCAAGAAGACGCCGAGATTTATAGCACAATGTAATAATGGAACTGGAAAGCCGCAAGTTCTAGGTTATCACGACACCCCTGAAGAAGCCTTCTTGGCATACAAACAATTTAAAGAGTTTTACGTGAGGTCAGTTGCAGAGAAATATAGGAACGAATTAGACGAACGTGCGTACTTAGCGTTGTTAAATTTCAATGTGGAGATTACAGACTGATGAGTGACTTCAAAATTAGCCTGTTGAATGGCGGACACTTCGATTTCTTGGAACCAGAAAAAAGTGTTTATGCTGTAGAAGATATTGCAAGAGGTTTGTCACACACCGCTAGATTTTCTGGGCAGACGCAGCGACCTTACTACGTGAGTCAACATAGCATTATTGTTAGTAAGATTGTTCCAGAAGAATTTGCACTAGAGGGTTTAATGCACGACGCGATGGAGAGTTTTATGGCTGATATTCCCTCCCCGCTGAAAAAACTCCTTCCGGGCTACATCGAGCTTGAGAAACGAGCAGAAGCGGACATGTGCAAGCGCTTTGGCATGAAATTTCCCTTCCATCCAAGTATCAAAGAAGCTGACATTCGTGTCTTTCTTGCAGAGCGTAGAGACATGCAGCCGTGTGTTACAGAGAAATGTTATGAAGGATATGAGGCTTATCCAAACAAAATCATTGCATGGGACAGCCACATGAGCTATATTTATTTTATGCGTCGTTTTAAGGAGCTTACGAAATGAAACTGAACGATTTTTTCTACGCTGTTATCCTAGTTCTTATCATGCTGCTCGTCGGCATTGGCATTCTTCCTGATATGGTGGATGTATGAATATTTACGTTATCGGGCTGATCATGGGGTATATGATTGGGCAGATGTTGATTGAGATTTATTGTTAAGGGGGTTGTGATGGCTATTATTGGATTTATTTTTCTTGTACTTATTGGACTGTTCTTAATTTACGCTGCTGGAGTGCTGTTCTTTGCAGGGATGTTCATGAATGATATGAGCGGAGCATTCATCCCTCTGATCTTAGCAGTAGTAGTGTTTTGGGCAGCATTACATTGGGCACCATTCACGATTACGTTTGTGGGAGGATAGATGAAAGTTTGGGTTCTCACTAAGGAATACAACGATTACGACCAACACGGGGAATATTTCGTAGCAGTATTTGCTAACAAGCCCACAGCGAAACAAATTGCTGAGATTTGTAATATTTATGAAGAGTTTGCTGGTCATATTATTGACGGGGGAGGTAGGAAAGAATACGAAAATCTTTGGTATTGGTTGCGAGAGGAGGAATGTCAATGACTAACGACAAAGACATCGTCCGTTACGAAGTGAATCAACATGGAGAACTCCCTCTTTCTTACGGCAGGTATGTTCGGTATGATGATTATGATGACCATGTGCAGTGGTTGCTGGGGAGGATTGAGAAGCTTGAGGATCAAATCAACAGCATGATAGGAGACTATTCTGATGGGTACGAAGATGGTTGGGAGGCAGCTAAGGAAGAAGAGAGGTGGAAGTGACTGATTTTGACAGATACTACGTTAGGTATGAGAGTGAATACCTTGAGCATGACGTGGAAGGTAAGTTCATGTTGGTGGAAGACCATCTTGCGATTGTTGAGAAGTTGAAGGCTGAGATTGAAAGGCTTGCGCTTGAACGTTTAAACGACGCTTACGATGAAATTTTCAACAGAGGGTATCAAGAGGGGTGGAACGACGCTAAACAGTTTCTCAGGTTTGACTGACACTCACAGGCTCGCTGACAGGGATTGCACATTTCATGTGCGCTGTTGGCGGGCTTTTTATTAATAAAGGAAAATATGATTGTTATTGACAAATACAAATGCTTTGAATGCGAAGCTCCTGCAACAGAACAACACCACGTAATTCCAGAAAGCTTCGGAGGAACTAAAACTGTCCCGTTGTGCAGTAAGTGCCACTGCCTTGTACATGGCCTTGGAGGTAGGCGAGATCAAGTTAAAGAACTCACCACTCGCGGCCTGAATAAGAAGATGTCATTCGACTTCCACTATGTGTGGTGGCATCACTTCAAGTGTGCAGAAGAAGATGACTGGAAAGATGTGGAAGAACTCGCAGCAGACCTTGAAGTGGCTGTTAACCCTATTAAGAATCGTATCAAACGTCTGAAAGAGATGGATACTAGATTTCTTGAAGAACTTGTGATTCCTTATATTGGCGATGAGTATAAGGGGTTGTCGATCTTCAATCTTGAACCGTACGACCTTACAGACAATGACATTTTGATTCTCCAAGGTAACAGAAAGGAAATGTTTAAAAATTCTGAAGAAGGTGTTGCACAAACTACCTGATCTGTGTAAAATGGCGTTCATCAAATATGTCAGTAGGAGAACAACATGAAGAACGTCATACTTTACGCACGAGTGTCGGGCCGTGAGCAGGGCAAGAGTGGGCTAGGTATTGCTCACCAGATGGAGGAAATGAAACGCTTCTGTGCTGCAAATGGGTTGACTATTGTTGGTGAATATCAGGAAGTGATTTCTGGTAAATATTATCTTGATCGTCGTCCTGTGCTGAAGCAAGCTGTTGACAAGGCTCAGCGTCTCTCCAATCGAAAGGATGGGGATTGCTATATTCTCACTAGCCGTCTGGATCGCCTATCTCGTGAAACTGGATTTATTTGCGAGATGCTGCGTCAAGACATTAAATTCATCACAGCCGAAACTGGCATTGATTGTGGGCCAATGCTCCTTCAAATTCGGGCGTCTGTGGCAGAAGAGGAGCGTCGTAAAGCAGCAGACCGCAGCAAAGGTGCTTGCTCTGTAAAGCGCCAACGTGGCATTCCTATGGGGATGAAGATTCCTGCTGTGCGCGCTCACAAGGAGCGCTCCCTAGCTCTGTGCAAAGAATCTATCGTGCAAGAGGCGGACAGCTTCGCTGATTTCATGAAGCCGACAATCGTGATGCTTCGTCAGAATGGCTACAGTGTGAATGCAATTGCAGACTATTTGAACATGCATAATTTCAAAACTCAACGTGGTGGCAAATGGTGGGCAAAATCTGTGGCAAATATCATGGACAGGTGGGCAGATGTTAATTAATATGCAACTTTAAATATCGCATGTAAGTGTGTTGTTTTAAAAGCAATTTATAATTGGTGGGTAGGTTGCTGCTATGTTTTGGGAGGGTGCTTTCTGGCATACCTCCCTTTTTGCATTTTTCGATATAAAAATTTTTGGAAGGTGTGGTTTGTTTAGGGCAAATTGTGCGGGGTAGGTCGAGAATATCTACTTAGGCTGTCGTGGCATTTAACAGTGCCGAGAGGCAAGAAAGACCGCCGTAGAGCCATCCTAGAAATATCTGTGTGGGTGACAGCCACTTTCACACAACACGTCCCCTAGGCCCGTCTAGACCCCTTCCTGAGCCTGTGTAAATCCGTGTACGGCTGCACCATCTTACACAAACCACTGTATACCCTTCCATGCCGTCCTGATTGTGGGTCGATAGCCTACCCTCTGCCCCATCCCTCCGTCGCACGCCTGCTCATCCCTCACACAATCCCACCCTCACAAATGCCCCTCTGACGCGAATACAGGCCCTCAGCGCCCCTGTCCTGCTGCTGCGGGATGCCCTCTCACGCCCATAGCACGCCTGTCTGTGCGTACACCCTGTACTAGATAGCACTTTGGCAATACATAACTCGTTGGTTATGAATGTGATCTGCATCACAATAACCCCTCGTTGATGCCCAAGGTCGTGCGATTACCGAACACGAACGAGATTTTGTTAGACCACTCTGTCCCTATTAAATGTTTCCGAATAGCACTCTGTCCCCAATTAACTGTTTTGGCCTGCCGTACAGTCACACAGAAAGCACTCGCACAATAGCAAAAGCGCCCTCTATGGGGCGCCTGCTCTGTGTTGCTCTTACCTTGTCTCACACACTCTTTTGTGCATACTCCAAGCGTGCCTCATTGCTCATGGTGCGGAAGCATGCCGTCGTGTCGTACATGTTGCCAACACTGTATTCTTGCCCCTTGTCATCACGCACAGTCAGCACTTCATAAGCGCCCATACTATCGCAGTACTTACCTTGCACGCCTACCACATCAACAAACTTACCATACACAACCTTTGCTACAGGGATACGCTTCTCTTGCACATCAAAGCGAAGGCGAAGGGTTTTAGTCAGGGTGCATTCTGCCACATCGTTATCAAAATACACTCGTGCATGGGCATACTTAGTACGGATAGCATCGCCATTGCCATACTTGACCAGTTCAGCTTGAATCACTTTCTTAGCTGCTGCAAGGGTGCCGATGAATTCGACAGTGATGCCGCCTTGCTTGTTACCGCCAGCGATGATGATTTCAAATTTGGTCATGATAGGCTCCTAGAGGAAGTGGGGTTAGTGTTGCTGATGAATTCTATTATACTCACCCTACAGAGAAACACAAGCCCAATAAGCACATTATTTAGAACCTTCCCTCTAATCCCTACACTAACCCGTTCTTCACACAGCACGCTTTCCATGCTTCCTCTTGTGTGTCGTACTCTTGTTCCCCAGCATTGTTATTCCTTCAGCCAAGCGTGAATGATTTTAGACAACTTTGACCATTCTTCCTGTGTAATGTCGCCCTCTTCAAAATGATAGTCAATCTCAGCTAAAGCTGCCGCGAAGTAAAGCTTAGGAGTTGTCTTAAACTCAATGTTGGCATACTTCTTTTCTAGTTCTTGTGCTGTCATGATTATTCCTCCAAATACCACTCTTCCACATAATAGGAGTCAACATTTCCTGCGCGACCCTCAATTGCCCTTTCTGCCCCTTCCTTTGTGTAATGCACGCTAATTACAGCATCACTACCTTCGCAGAGGATTTTACGTACCATATAAATAATCATAATTAGTTTCGAGAATGTTTATATTCGAGAAAGAGAGACATCGCTAGATGGCTCTATTCCTCCTTTCCAAACACCATATAAAGTTTCCCCTTCCCATCTTGCCACACAGTTGCACTCCCTTTCGATCCTACCGTGTCATCATGGAACACCATCTTCAGCCCTTCATTCGACACAAGCTGTGTGTATTCGTAGCTATCCTTGTATGTGTTGATACGTGCTACAAGCTGCCTGACGATATTGATTTTTACACCATGCTTGCCGTTTCCCCGTCCCACTTTGCAACCAACATCTTCTAATGGTCGATTCTCATAACGTTGCATGTCAATGCAATATTCCATCTTAACCTGTAGGCCATTCATGGGATGACTCTGTGCATAAGACTCGCTGTATGCTACAGAGCTAGACATTAGCACGATACACAAGAGGCAGAGGGAAA